TTATATTTTCCACTTAATAATAACCTTGTCAGCTGTAACCTGAACCTTGTTAATTAAGCCTTTTACTATTATCTTTTGCTGGTCGTAGTCCATTGTAAGTATGTCATCACAGCTGAGTATTTTCTTGATGTTATCCTTGCTTTCTTGTTGTTTTAATATTGGGTCATTCTCTAGCTTTTCTTTAAGAAAAGTCTTGGATAGCGTGAACTCAGTAGACTTTTTTCTTAGCTCATCAATAGTGATACGGTCATCTATGTAGAGGTCGTTGAGCCTTTTTATTTTGCTAGAGATTGCCTCAATTTGTTTTTTTATGCTTTCACGGTCGATAGTGTCCATGTTGGTATTTTCAAATAGCTCATCTATAGCCTTTTTGTCATTTTGTAGCTTGCTGATTTCTCTCAGTACATAGTCCTCAACATCTTGTTTATAGTAGCTACTTGAGTGGCATTTTTGGTTATTGTTATAAGTAGTAACACCTCTTGTTGTTCTTGGATGACGCTGATAACATTCATATTTGATAAAACGTGTACCATCTTTTCTAACGGCTCCCATTATTATCTTGAGAGGAGCTTTGCAGTAGCCACATTGAGCAATACCTGAGAGCATATACTTAGCCTGAAACGGTCTAGGGTTGAATTTTTCCGCTGCTGTCCGTTGTCTGATTTTTAGCTCATCTTGAGTCTTGTTAAAATCTTCCTCTGAGATAATTGGCTCATGATTACCTTTGTAGACCTCCCCCTTGTACTGATTGTAACCACAATAAACAGGATTGTCTAATATCTGTCTGATTATCCTGTAGCTCCAGGCTGGAGTTTTAGGGTATGTATCGTTTATTTTGTCCCTGAGTTTTGTAATGGACATGCCCTCAAGGTATGAGTTGAATATCTCTCTGACCACAATAGCCTCAAGTTCATTGATGGTCATTTCTCCTGACCCCTTGTGATAGGTGTAGCCATAGGCAACCTTAGCCCACATCATGGATTTACCAGCTTTCGCGCGTCCTAACTTGCCTAATTGCATACGTTCCTTGATTTGTTCACGTTCTAATTGAGCAAACACACTGAGTATTCCAACCATAGCCTTACCAAATGGTGTAGAAGTATCAAAGTTTTCAAGTAGGCTTACAAAGTCTATGTTATTCTCTAAAAAAATATCTTCAATCAGGTAAAGTGTGTCTTTTTGGCTACGGCTTAGGCGGTCTAGCTTGTAGACTAGCACGGTGTCAAACTTCTTCTTTTTAGCGTCTTTGATAAGTTGTTCTAGTGCAGGTCTTTCTGTGTTTGAACCTGAAAAGCCACCGTCTGTATAGACATTGAACACGTTCCAGTCTTTGATGTTGCAGTAGCTTTTTAGCTTATCTTTCTGTTCCTCAATAGAGTACCCCTCCTCAGCTTGGTTAGTCGTCGATACTCTGACATAGATAGCTACCTTATTTGTTGTAATCATTGTTTTTGTACCCCTTTTTTGATAAAATAGGTACAAGAAAACAAGCCATTTAATGCTTTTTTCTTGTACTAGATTCGCCTCACGCTCTCATCGACCAAAATTTGAGCGTGGGGCTTTTTTGTTTTATTTAACTTTCACTCTCATCTCACCGCTCATCTTTTGTGAAACAAGTGAGTTTCCATCATCTGTTTTGATGTGTAGCATAGGGTAAGAATTGAAATCAACTCCATTCATTGCAGCCCACACATTGAAAGCCTCATGCTCTTTTTCTTTTAGACCATCCGCAAATGATTGTAAGTCAGCTGTGCTATATGTTTTGTACTCATTTGGCACTTTGACATATAGGATAGTGTCTCTGTTGTAAAAGGTGTAGGTAGCAATATCTACGCCTTTTTCTGTTAGGTCGTTTTTGAGGTATTCAATAAAACTATCCATCTGTTCAGCTTTAATTCTTGGTAACTTATCAGACTTAGATGATTCTTCACTAGATGTCTTAGTTGTGTCATCATTTTTACTAGAGCTCTTAGTTGTAGTAGCTACCTTTTTGGGGGTAATGGTCTCGGTCTTAGGTGCAAGTCCTAAGGTTTGTAGGATAAAGCCAAAAATAGCTAGAGCAACAAAGCCAATGGCGAATATTTTTAGTTTTTTCATAGTGTTCTCCTTTTTGTTATACCTTATAAATTTCTACCACTTCACCGATAGTACGGATGTCATCATCCTCTGCTAGATAGATTTCCTCATAGCTGTTGTTGAGACTTTGCAAGTACCAAGCACCATTATAGTCACGTTTTAGCTTTTTAACAAAGTTTTTACCGTTGACTTGAAAAATACCAATATCATTGATTTCTACCTGACTTGTAACTTTGATGAATAACAAGTCATTATCTTCTATAATCGGTTCCATTGAGTCACCAGCCACTTTAGCAATCGTGTCATATGTTTCAGGAACATCATCAGCACGGAGTCTAACCTCCATGTGTAAATTATCATCTTGGAAAGTACCATGACCAGCAGCTACAAGCCCCTCTACATATTCAGTAATATATTCATTGTCATTTTTGAACTTATCAAATATAGAGGTTATCTTTGAGCTTTCTTGCTCCCCTAACTGTTCTTTGGCAAAGTCAAGGACTTTTTCTTGTCTAGGTTGTTCTAGTTTTTCATATACTGTCAATATTTCAGGTGCAGTTTTTTTATTTTCTTTTTGAATACCTAAGAGATATTCAGGAGTTATATTCAAGACTTTAGCAAAGTCATCCGCTCTATTAAGTGGAAATTCTCTGGTTTTGTTGAAGTATCTTGACATAGTTGATTTAGCAATACCAACACGCCTAGCTAACTCACTCATTGAAATTCCTTTTTCATCTATACTATCTTGAATAAGTGAAATAATTTCATCATTAGTTCTCATTTTTTTAATCCTTTGATTTGATAAATTCATTATACCACCGTTCCCAAAAATATACAACAGAAACACAAAAAAACATTTTTCGATATTTTTTTCACAAAAAGGGTTGACAATTTGGAACAGATGACGTTATAATAAAATCGTTCCAAAATGGGAACCAAAAATATATAAAGGAGAACACGGTATGACAGTCAATCTAAAAAGATTAAAAGCTGAGCGTATCGCAAGTGGAATGACCCAGGATGAGGTAGCTCATAAAATGGGGTGGAAAACACGGACACCATACGCAAAACGTGAAAATGGTCTTGTTTCTATTGGTGCAGACGAACTAGCAAAGATTACTTTGATTTTCGGCTTACCTATGGAAAAAATCACTATTTTTTTTGACAACAACGTTCCCAAAGAGGAACACCTACCAGCTTAGAGAGGAGCCATCATGAATGAACTCATTACTGTAACGCTGAATGATAGTCACGAGCCTGTAGTCTCAGGTAGACAATTGCATGAAGCGTTGGGAGTCAGAACAAGATACGACAACTGGTTTAGTCGTATGACTGAATACGGCTTTACAGAAAATCAAGATTATCTAGTAACGTCCATTTTCGGACACAACTCAAACGGTGGTAGACAGAATAAAGTTGACCATATTGTCAAGCTAGACATGGCAAAAGAGATTGCTATGATACAGCGAACTGATAAAGGCAAACAAGTCAGAACTTACTTTATTCAAATTGAGAAAGACTATAACAGTCCAGAAAAAATCATGGCAAGAGCCTTACTCATGGCAGATAAGAAAGTCCACAAACTAGAGGCACAAATCGAGGCTGACCGCCCTAAAGTGCTGTTTGCGGACGCTGTGAGTGCTAGTAAGTCATCTTGTCTGATTGGTGAACTAGCAAAAATCCTGAAACAGAACGGTATTGACATTGGTCAAAACAAACTCTTTCAGTGGTTACGAGGCAATGGCTACCTAATCAGTCGCCGTGGCGAGTCTTGGAACCAACCGACACAGAAAAGCATGCAGCTTGGTCTGTTTGAACTCAAGAAGACTAACATCAACCATGCTGACGGCCACACAACAGTCAACACAACCACTAAGGTCACTGGAAAAGGTCAGCAGTATTTTATCAACAAATTTCTTAACCAAGAGTATCTACCAGGTTAAGGACGCAAAAAAGCACCTGACGGCAATCAGGCACTTACTAAAAACTTTATGAGGTAATTTTACCATGAAACAGGAAAAAAAGAAATGGACACCAAAAATCCACAATCTCCGCAAAATCATTGTTGACGGTGAGGAGCTGTGGGTGGAATTTGAGATAGAGGGCTATGTCATCCCAGCTGGTCATGCCTACTATGACATCATCAGAGGAATTAACAAGCAGGAACTACAGAAAGGAGCTTAGTCTATGAGGTATGCAGCACATTGTTAGGAATATCCATGAAAACTATACGCAGATGAATAATCATTCTGCTAAAAATAACGACCTTAGCCTACAAGCTAAAGGATTGTTACTGGTGCTGATGTCCAACAAAGACACATGGCGTCCTTACATTGATGAACTTTCTAAACGTTCAAAGAATGGGCGTGACGCTCATAGGGCCGCTTTTGACGAGCTCAAAGACGCAGGCTATATCCGTGTCTATCGCAAAAGTTTTGGTCGTGGCAAAGGTATCCAGAACTATCCTTTAGTTCAAGATGTCCCTATTACAGATAGTTATTGGGAATATTGGATAAGTATTCTTGAAAAAGAGTTATCCACAATATCCACAGAAGATTAGTAAAAGTTTGTTTTACAACTTACTGACTTTACAAAGTTGAAAAGTTCAAAAGTTGAAGTTTACAAAGTTGAAAAGTTCAAAAGTTGAAGAATCCGACACTAATAATAACTAATAAATAATAATAACTAACTTAATAATAATATAAGGGCTTTCGCCCACTAATGAATAATAAGAACTAACTTACAACAAACTTGTCCTTATAGAATAAATAAAAGAGTATTTCATACTCACAGGAGAAAAAATGATTGATAAAGACAGAATTATTTTAGAGCAACAGCAAAAAATCGAACGTATCGAAAAGCTACAAGAGGAGCTACATAAGATTTCCATGTTGGGCATGCTAACCTTGAAAGTTTTACAGATTTTAAAAGATGATACAGATGAAATTGAGGCTGTGCTAAACAACATGCACAAGCTATCACATGTCATTGAGGATGTTTTAGATGGTGAAGACCCTGAAACAGCTTTGAAAGCCACCTTGACTAATGGAATGTTTGGAAAAGATGACGAGGAGGAAGAATAGTGCTAAATAAACTGATGAATTTTTTAGGATTTGATGAAGTTGAAACAACTGAAACTATGTCATTAGATAACACTTTGATTGAGGTTAGAGCCTTACAAGCTGAAAACCGTGAACTAAAAGAAGTTATCAGGAAACAGCGTGCTTTGCTACAAGAACTCTCAGAGGAAAACACGGAGCTTGGCCGTGACCGTAGACACTACGCAGACACAGCAGCAACCCAAAAGCGCCTCATTGCTGTATATGAGAGTATGTCAGTTTAGGAGGTCACAAATGGACAGAGGACTATTCGGCACGTTTGACTATGACCGTGACAACTTACAGCCTGAGCCTGAACGTGAAGAACGTGACCCTGATGAATGGGTGTTCAGAGGTGGTCAGTGGATTTATGTGGGAGACTACTAGCCTATGAACAGAGAACGCTATGACGACAATGCTTTTTGGAGACAAAAATATTTTGAATTATGTGTTGAGCTAGGTGAAATCAATAATAATCTCATGGATAAGGTTGCCAGTCTACAAAATGAAAACAAACGCTTAAAGCGTGAAAACTGGAATTTGAAACAAACGAAAGGTAGAAGAAAATGACAAACAATCAGTTAACAGAAACAAAAGGTGACTTTCTGACTAACCCTCAGCTACTTAATAGCGGTATTATCAGAAAGTACCTCGACCCACAAGGAAAAGCTAGTGATGAGGAGCTTGCCTATTTTATAGCTCAAGCCAAAGCCCAAAACCTCAATCCATTTACAAAAGAAATTTATTTTATTAAGTATGGTAATCAACCAGCTCAGGTAGTCACCGCCAAGTCAGCTTTTGAGAAAAAGGCTGATAGTCACCCTCAATTTGACGGAAAAGAGGCTGGTGTAATCTATCTGATGGATGGTGAAATTAAATACTCAAAAGGAGCATTTATTCCTAAAGGTGCTGAAATCCTTGGTGGTTGGGCTAAGGTGTACCGCAAAGACCGTACTTATCCAACAGAAACAGAAGTATCTTTTGAAGAGTACGACAATTCTAAAATCCGTGCAAGAGTTAAGGAACTGACACAGCAAGGTAAAGATGTTACTTATCCAGTGATGAACTCATACGGCAAGGCAATAGGTGAGAATAACTGGGACACTATGCCTTGTGTCATGATACGGAAAGTAGCTCTAGTGTCAGCTTACCGTGAGGCATTTCCTGCCGAGCTTGGAGCAAGTTATGAGGCTGATGAAATCCAACTAGACAACACGCCTAAAGATGTGACACCTCAGGAAACCCAAGAGGAAGTACGAGCACGTAGACTAGAAGAGGCAAAACAGGCGCAACAGCAACTGAGCAGTTCAGCTGAAAAGATGAACGCAGAAGACGCTCCACTGTATAAGTCATCTAATCCAGTTGATGAAACTCCTGTCCGTAGTGAGGAACCAGTACAGGGAGAACTGCTTAGCGAAGAACTAGAATACTAGGAGATAGACATGCAAGAATTACAGGTAAAAGTGACACAGGCTCAGGTTGAAATCATTGACCGTGAGAAATTTGAACAAAACATCAATGAAGTTGTGGCAAAATACCAAAATTACACGGTCACAGCTGGAACTATCAAAGATGATAAGCAAGTCCTAGCTGACCTACGCAAGCTCAAAAAACAGATTTCTGATGAGCGTATCAAGATTAAACGTGAGCTGTCACAGTCTGCTGATGAGTTTGACAAGTATATCAAAGACACAAGCGAACCAATGGACAAAGTCATTGATAAAATCGCCAAAGATGTAAAAGAGTTTGAAGACCATCAGAAAGCTGTTCGATTGGATACAGTAAAGAGCTATATTGCAAACAAATCGTCTGAGTACATGCTTGACCCTAGACTATTTGATGAAAACGCACTTGAGTACATCAAGGCTGGTGACTTTATGGCAGATGGCATGACCTTGAAGAAAGCCACAATGAAATCTCTTGATGACATGGTCACTTTTGAATATCAAAAACAGCAAGAGTATGAGAAAGCTAAGGCAGCTATTTCAGGACAGTGTGTTGAGTATGGCATGACTGACCAGCCGTATATCCGTATGCTACGAGACCTGACGCTTGTAGAAGTGCTAGAGCAGATTAAGTCTGACTATGCTTTTGAAAAGCAAAAGCAGGAAATGCGAAAAGCCGAGGCTGAACGTGAGCAACTTTTAGCAGCCCAACGAGGAAAAGAGCAAGAACAAATTCAAAATCCAACAGAAACTCCACAGGTTGACCATGAGACAGGCGAAATCTTGGACGGTTGGCAATTATCCCAAAATAATCAAGAAACGCTCACAGGGGATAAAAATGAGCCTAAAAAATACACTCAAAAAATGACCCTTGAGGTCTATCTTGAAGACACGGCAGACAAAGACCGCTTCAAGGCGACTCTTGCACAAGCAGGTTTTGAGCACAAGAAAAATTATCAGGTCAGCGGCTATCAACGCATAGAGCCATTAACTCAGGCTAAGCTCAATGAATTGTGTGGGTGGTAAGAATGAGTAAGCAAGTTAAACAAGTAATTGACGAGCTTGAACCATTTAATCACGGAATAACAATAGCAATCCACCAAAGTAAAAATGAGTGTATAGCAACCTTTAGAATGCCTAGACAGCTTGATACTAAAAAGATTGAATTTACTGGATGGAATGAAGATGTTACGAACAGAACTAGTTACCATTCAGAAAGTGACCTGCTAAATGCCTATGTTCATAAAGCTAGAAAAGTCACTAATGACTGGATTTGTGTTGAAGTATTACCGTTTTAGGAGGATTTATGGAAATTAGACAAGTTTCAGACAACATTGCCATCTACTCTGATGGTCAACGTTTGCAGGTTATCCATGACCTAGGTGATGAGTTTGTCTTAGACCTTGCTCTAGGCAAAGACTACGCTTGGAATATTGATAGACAAGCTCAAGAAACTATCCAAACTGTAGAACCAGTTTTCAAAGTGTGTGGTTTTTGCTCGAGAGGTGGCGAGGGTATGAGCCGTCTAAGGTGGGCTATTCTCCAATTTAAGGAGTTTGAACAATATATTAAAGACTATCAAGCTGACTTGCTTGATTGGTGGCAAAATACAGGAAGGTAAGAAGAATGACGATTATTACACTGATTTTATTAGCAGCGTGGACTTTTCTATGGCTATGTCTAGGCTTTCTGTTAGGAGAGCGTGAGGCAAGAAAGGATAAAAAAGATGATTAACAATGTTGTATTGGTTGGGAGGTTGACCAAGGACGCTGAACTCAGATACACGCCGTCTAATGTAGTGGTAGCAACGTTTACCTTAGCAGTCAACCGTAACCGTAAAAATGAAAATGGCGAGCGTGAGGCTGATTTTATTAACTGTGTCATTTGGAGACAGGCAGCTGAAAACCTTGCAAACTGGGCTAAAAAAGGCTCATTGATTGGGATTGTAGGAAGTATCCAAACTAGGAACTACGAAAATCAGCAAGGGCAACGTGTCTATGTGACAGAGGTTATCACTAACCAGTTCCACATGCTAGAAAGTCGTAACAATCAGCAAGGACAATCAAACAACACCCAGAACGGCTCAACTGGAGGTAATTTCTATCCAGGGGGCTCTCCAAGTAGTGAATTTGGGGGCGGTTCATCATCAGGAGGCTATCAGTCTCCATTTGGCAACTCAAACCCTATGGACATCTCAGATGATGACTTGCCTTTCTAGGAGGTGCTGATGTCGGATACTAAAATGACCGTCTGGGCACTGTTTGACAGTGGCAATGGTAGCTACACAAAAGGTGTGACAGCCCTGAATAGTTCGGGGGGAGCTAACATTGACATATACCCAGTAGGGATTGATATAGAAAACAAGAACAATCATTTTATCAATCTGAATTTAGCAGATTACAACCGCCTTTTTGGAGACAACACGCTTTTTGATGAATTGGATAAGTTGCCTAAGCCTGACCTAATCATAGCTAGTCCACCATGCGAGAGTTGGAGTAATGCTAGTGCTATGTCTGAGGGCAATGCTTGCTGGAAACAGGAAGACCTATCAGACAGCCTCTTTGCCCCTCAGAGAGAAGCTAGCATGTTTACCATCAGGAATAATTCAGACTATGATAAAGCCTTCATAAATTACCAGTATGACCGCCAATTTATGAAACGTGTAAATGGAGAGCTGACAGCTTTCAACACGATTGAAATCATCAAGCGGTATGAGCCTAGGTATTTCATCATAGAAAATCCTGCTAGTGGTCGGTTGTGGAAGTATATTGAGGAGGTTATGGGTTTTAAGTTGCCGTACCTCAATATCACAAGGTACAACAATTATGACTATCCACTACAAAAACCTACAAAGTTTGCTAGTAACCTTGATTTGGGTCTTAAAAATGACATCATCAAGCAAGATGTGGAATGGAAACACTTTTCTAAGTCTTATAATGAGCGGTCAAACATACCACAGAACCTAGTGACAGATATATTCACCAAAGTCTACAAGAAATTTTTACAGGAGAAACAGAATGATAACCAAAATTAACGTACCCAAAACATCAATCGTAATTGAGATTGAAAATAAAGAAATCAAGATTGAGAACATGATTGAATATGATATAAAAATGGTCTTTAGAAATCAGGACGCAGAGCCCTCCCTTGATGAGAATGGGGATGTTTTTGAGCCTCTGTACTGGCTGGATATTAAAGCCATACCTAAGGAACCTATCGAGTACCATACCAGCCTTGGTGTAAAGAAAGAAAAGAGAAAACTTGCCGAGCTACAAATCTTCTTTGAGTACATTGAGGCGAACAAGCAAAATCTTTTTGACCTCTGTGGCTTAAGAGGAGAATTAGCATGAGTAGCTTGACATTATCACTGGATGTCTCTACTACTGGAACAGGTTGGGCTGTCTTTGATGGCTCAACTCTAATTCAGAGTGGAGTTAGCAAGCCTAAACAGAAATCTTTCTATGAACGTGCCAAGGCTATGGCTAGTGAGCTTAAAACCATTCAGCTCAGAGCAATCCAGAAATATGATAAACCTTTTGAGGACATTGTGATTGAACAGAACACTGTACTTGGACCGAATCAACAGTCATCTATAAAAATTGGGATTGCTACAGGGATTATCTTAGGGAAATTACTAGCTGAGGAAATCTATTTTGTAAACGTGTCAACGTGGAGAAAATACTGGAAATTCAGTTATAAAGACCGTAGCAAGAAATCAATGAAGCAGCAGGCGATCAATGCAGTAGCCACAGAATTTGATAAACAGGTCAAAGATGATGAAGCTGACGCAATTCTTATTGGTTCATACTTTGTCAACTTTGGCAAAGAATATGGTGACTTGGAAAGTCACAAGGGAAGTTGAGGTACTAACATGACTTACAAAGTAACAGTAAACGGAAAAGAAATTGAATACGGTCCATTGGTGGAACGGTCAAGCTTCTCAGAAGAAGAGTGGCAGGCAATTCATCAAGAAATTGTGAAACAAAATCAGCCAGAAGTTTTTGAAAAGAAAAAAGATGACACTGACTATATCAGTGCATTTGGTGCATTGATTTCACTTGAAGAACGGTATGAAGCTCTATTGGAAGCATTGCCACAAAAAAGCTATTCATACGCTGGAACACATCCAATGTGGGTTGTAAAAGCAGTCGAAGAGAATACCTTGAACAAAGAAACCACAATGGAAGATGTTGCTGATATGGTTGAGCGTTGTGAAACGCTTGATGACCTGAAGGAAGAATTGACTGATTATTTTGATTTGGAGGAGTTATGAAATCACATAAAACAGTAGTCTATTTTGGAGAAGTTGAAATCACATCAAAGGCATTTGGTTCTTATGTTGAAGCGGAAAATGAAAAATACCGCCTTCAACGGCAGTACCCAAGTCCTTTGTATGAAGTGAAAGTGGTGAAGTCAAAATGAGATACAGTCTGAAAGAAAGGCTGTTCATATCATTGCTTGGTGTGCTTTGTTGCATTGTCGGTCTAGTTATCGGCAATGTAGCACCACTAAACAAGCCAAAACAGCCTATTATCATTTATCAAGTGGACAACGCTGGAGGTCTGATGATCGGGAAAGTTACTGACAAGGAAATCATAGAGGGACGGTACACGGTCACAGTTCATGCCTACGGTAAATTCTTAGTTACAAAGGAGCAGTACGAGGCTATCAAGGTTGGTGACCCAATTCCTGACTATTTGAAGAAAAGAGGAAATTGATATGACTAGAACTATTGAACTACCTGATTATTATGAACCTGATTGGGGAAATGGACGCTATGGTTCTCTTGAGGAACTAAAAGAGTTATTACTACATAAGCGTATTACAGAGTGGGACAAAGACTATCTACTGCTTGAAGATGGTACAAAGGTCACTATCGAAATGTCTGAGAGTGATTGCTGTGCCCATGCAGGAGGAGAGTTCCAAAATGTGAAACTTGACGCTGTGATTACTGATGTAAAAATCGGAGAACAAGTAAAAGAGGAAAGTGATTGGGGAGAAACTACCAGTACAAACACGGTTACCATTTATCATAACCAGAACCCAATAGCCCTAGCTGAATGTGAGGCTAATGACGGAAACGGTGGATTTTATTACAGTGTAGGTTCACTTATCATTGGTAAAATTCATTTTCCAGTAGTTGAGGCATAAGGAGACAAAACAATGAAACCCAAAAGATACCCATATTTAGGAAAAGCAAAGTTGATTAGGAAAGAATTGCCTAGGTTTGTAAGTCTAGGTGATGTTGCAATTAAGTATAACACGATAAAATACATCACTGAAATCAAACAGGTAGCACCAAATCAGACAATGATTTTCCTTAGAGTACCTGACCTATTCCTAAATTTTGAAAAAAAGGAAATTAGAGTCAGAAATAGCATTGGTAATGTAATTGATTTGCTGAACCAATACTAAACAAAAAAGCCAAGACATTCTCTGTCTCAGCTATGATAATCAACACTATAATTATATCATAAAGGAGATATGGAGTGAACAAGGCTAAAGAGCTCTTGAACGAGCTGCAAAATCTTGATATGGACATTCAAAGTAGAATAGATGAAATCAACGAGCTTGAGGCAGGTTTACTCTCTAGCCCCAAGTGGAAAACAGACAAGGTCAAAGGTGGTCAAGCTAGAAAGATTGATGATGTCTATGCTCAGCTTATCATCATGAAAGAAGCTATTGAACAAGATACTAATGAAGTTATTAACAGGAAACTTGAACTAGGTAGATTGATTAACAAGCTGAAAAATCCAAAGAGCAGGTCAGTTCTTAGAATGACTTATATTACTAAGATGTATGTTGATGATATATGTGACAAGCTAGCAGTCAGTAAAAGCTCATACTACAATATGCGTAAAGTTGCTATTGAGGAATTGAACTTAGTTCTGGAATATTTGGAATAATTTGGAACGTTCTGAAAAACGCTACATAAACCTAGATAAGCTTGGTGTGCACTGTAACCATAATCTGTTAGAATGGTAGTATCAAGAATTAAGGGTAAGGCACCTATGAAGTGTCTTGCCTTTTCTTTTGTCCAAACAAACAAGATAGGGAGGTTTTAGGCTTGGGTAGAGCAAGAGACCCCAACCGAGACAAAGCATTTGAAATCTATTCAGAACACAATGGAAACATTGAACTGGTTGAGATTGCTGAGCGTTTGGGTGTTTCAGCTGGCACTGTCCGAGGTTGGAAGAGTAAAGATAAATGGGAACCTAAAGTAAAAGGAACGCTCCAAAAGAAAAATACGGAACGCTCCAAAAAGAAAATGGGCGCACCAAAAGGAAATAAGAACGCTGTAGGTCATGGAGCACCTAAAGGAAATACCAACGCTGTCAAGCACGGTCTGAGGAGAAAATATCTCCCTGAGGGCATATCTGACTTGATAGATGAAGTTGAGACCATGACCCCGATTGACATACTCTGGGAAAATATCACGCTGACCTATGCTAATCTATTGCATGCTCAGCGTATTTTATTTGTCCAGGATATAGAGGACAATACAAAACTTGTCACAAGTACAGGAAAGGCTGGTACAGGCTACGAACATCACACAGCATGGGATAAGCAAGGCAAGGCTCTAGCAGCAATAGCAAGGGCACAGTCAGAACTGAAAAGCATGATTAAGACCTATGATGAGTTGACACGGTCACCGCTTACCACAGAGGAGCAGCGCTTGAGAATTGATAACCTCAAGGCACAACTTGGGTCTGATGATGAGGATGACACAGTCATTACTGGATTTACATTTGATAGGAGTGAGTACAATGGCGATACTGAACCTAGCAAAGCTGATTAACCCAGTATTTGATGAAGTGCTCTATACGCTCAAGAGTCATATAGTGCTAAAGGGTGGCCGTGCCTCTACTAAGTCCTCTGTGGTGTCTATTGACCTAGTAAACGACTTTATCAGTGACCCTCTGGGTAATGTGGTAGTCCTACGGAAAGTGGGGAAGTATCTTAGAATGTCTGTCTACGAGCAGATAAGATGGGCGATTTATGAGATGGGGCTAGCCAATCAGTTCAAGTTTGGTAAGTCACCGCTACAAATCACTCACAAAAAGACAGGAACAGCTTTCTACTTCTACGGCGTAGATGACCCAATGAAACTCAAATCACAGAAGATAGCCAAAGGGTATGTCATGTCTGTATGGTTTGAGGAACTTGCAGAGTTTGCAGGTCGTGAGGACATTGATATAGTTGAGGATACCTTTATCCGTCAAGAGTTGCCAAATGGCAAACAGGTCAAGGTTTATTTTACATACAACCCGCCTAGAAACCCCTATGACTGGATAAATGGCTGGGTGGCTGAGAAAGCTAGTGACCCAACGTATTTAATACATCACAGCACCTACCTTGATGATAAGTTAGGCTTTTTGTCTAGGCAGATGAAAGAGAAGATAGAGCGGTACAAGGAGACTGACCCTGACTACTATCGCTGGATGTACCTAGGAGAAGTTATAGGTCTTGGTAATCATGTTTATAACATGAACTATTTTAAACCACTTGAGAGCCTCCCTAATGATGACAAGGTGATAGGTATATCATTTGCTTTAGATACTGGACACCAGCAATCGGCTACAGCCTGTGGAGCTTATGGATTGACTGCCAAGGGTAATGTTATCTTGCTTGATACTTTCTACTATTCACCAGCTGGCAAGACGATTAAAAAGGCACCCAGTGAGCTCTCAGTAATGATACATGACTTTATTGATAAGGTCATGAAGACTTACAGAGTGCCAAAGCTCAAGATGACTATTGATAGTGCTGAGGGTGCTTTGAGAAATCAATACTTTAAGGACTATGGCGAACGCTGGCACCCAGTAGCCAAAAAGAAAAATCAGACCATGATTGACATGGTTATCAGCTTACTAGCTGAGGGACGCTTTTACTACCTTGACATTCCTGCTAACAAGGTCTTTGTTGAGGAGCATAAGATGTACCGCTATGATGACAAATCTCTTAACTCTGATGACCCCAAAGTTATCAAAGAAGATGACCATACGGTGGATGAGTTCAAGTATTTTGTCCTGGACAACGCTAGGGAGCTAGATTTGAAAGCCTAAAGGAGCTAACCAATGGGAATAGTACAAACTATCAAGAATTTCTTTACAAGGAGTAAGTATGTGATGACTACACAAAACTTAACAAGCATAACAGACCACCCTAAGATAGCGGTGTCTGGTGATGAGTATGACCGTATTAGGGAAAACCTCAAGTATTTTGCGGGGCGTTATCCACAGATTGAGTACAAGGACAGCAACGGAACTAAGAAAAAGCGTGACTTTAACCATCTACCAGTAGGTAGGACAGCCGCTAAGAAGATTGCAAGTCTTGTATTCAATGAACAGGCTGAAATTAAGTTAGATGATGAAAGAGCTGACGCTTTTATCCAAGACCAGTTACAAAATGACCGCTTTATCAAAAACTTTGAGCGATACCTTGAGAGTTGCTTAGCTCTTGGTGGTTTGGCCATGCGTCCGTACGTTGATAAAGACAAGGTAAGGGTGTCATTCATTCAAGCGCCTGTCTTCTTACCTCTCCAGTCAAACACTCAAGATGTTTCTAGTGCTGCAATTATCACAAAGACAATCAAGTCTGAGGGGCAGAAAAACAAGTATTACACGCTAATTGAGTTGCATGAATGGGGCAAAGATGACAAGTATACCGTGACTAACGAGCTATACAAGTCTGATAATCAGAATATTGTAGGGGCTAGAGTTCCACTTGCTGAACTCTATGAGGATTTGGAAGAAGTAGCTGAGCTTAACGGTTTGAGCCGTCAGATATTTACTTACTTGAAGACTCCTGGAATGAATAACAAGGATATTAACAGTCCACTTGGTCTGTCTATCTTTGATAACGCTAAGACTACTATTGATTTTCTCAACACCACCTATGATGAGTTCATGTGGGAGGTCAAGATGGGTCAGCGCAGGGTAGCAGTACCTACTCAGATGATTAAGACAGAGTACAACACAGATGGTGAAAAGGTTACTGTCAAGCGTGAGTTTGAAAGTGGTCAGAATGTCTATGAACAGTTTGACAGTGGAGACATGGACAAAGGTATAGGTATCACAGACCTTACTACACCCATCCGCTCTGATGACTATATCAAGGCTATCAATGAGGGGCTAGCTCTCTTTGAAATGCAGATAGGAGTCTCAGCTGGTATGTTTACTTTTGACGGTAAGAGCATGAAGACAGCAACTGAGATTGTCTCTGAAAACTCAGACACTTATCAAATGCGTAACAGTATTGTCAGTCTAGTTGAGCAATCACTGAAAGAGCTGATTATCTCCATGTTAGAACTTGGTAAAGCTTATCAGCTTTACAATGGCAACATTCCAGATATGGACGCTATCAGCATTAACCTTGATGACGGTGTCTTTACTGACCGAAATGCTGAGCTTGACTACTGGATTAAGGTAGTAAATGCTGGTTTTGGTACAGATGTCATGGCCATTGAGAAAGTACTCAATGTAACGCCTGAGAAAGCCAAAGAAATCAAAGCTGAAATCACTGGAAATGCTATTGTTGAGGCAAGTGGAGAGCGTAGCCCTGATGATATAGGAGTATATGGAGAGTAATTAGATGGCTGATGACAAGAAGAAACCTATCAAACTAAATGATGAGCAGCTAATGCTTGACGCTAGTCAGGTTGCAGACATCTATCATCAGCTAACCATAGAACTCTTTGACCAAGTGATAGACCGTATCAAAGAGCGTGGCTCTGCTAGTCTTGATGATAACCCCTATATTTGGCAACTTGAGAAGATGAACGAGATGGGGCTACTAAATGATGACAACCTCAAGCTAATCTCTGACCGTTCAGGAATTGCAGAAGAACAGCTTAGGCATGTTATCCAAAATGAGGGTTACCAAATCTACAAAAACACCAAACAACAACTTTTAGAGGCTACTGGTGGCGGTGGTTTTGTGGCTAACTCACTCATTCAGACCAATCTAGCAGCCTATGTCAATCAGACAATGGGAGACATAAACAACCTTATCAATACCACGCTACCCAAAAGCGTGATGGGGACTTATCAGTCCATTATTGAGGAGGCTACGGCAAAGGTTGTCACAGGTCTAGCAACATCAGACAAGGCTATTTCAGATACTGTCATGAAATGGGCTAAAAAGGGCTTTTATGGCTTTACAGATAGCCAAGGAAAGCACTGGAAAGCTGACACCTATGCTAGGCAGGTTATCAAGTCTACGGCTTGGCGTGTCTATCGTGAGGTTAGAATGGCTCCAGCTGAGGAAATGGGTATAGACACCTTTTACTACTCCAAGAAATCCACAGCTAGAGAGATGTGTGCACCTCTACAACATCAGATAGTCACTACTGGCGTTGCTAGAACTGAAAAAGGTGAGCGTATCCTTGCTTTATCAGACTACGGCTATGGCACGGCTGGCGGTTGCTTGGGTATTAACTGCACTCATGAAATCACGCCTTTTGTTGTCGGTGCTAACTATAAACCTGAGCTTGGAGATGATGTCAAAGACTTAACACCTGAGCAAGCTATCGAAAATGCCAACGTACAGGCTAAGCAGAGAGCTTTAGAACGCTCTATAAGACAGTCCAAGGAGTTTCTGCATGTGGCAGAGAAATTAGGAGACCAGGAGCTAGTAGATAAGTACAGGAACAAGGTGCGGATACAACAGGGAGCTATGAGAGACTATCTCAAACAGCATCCATTCCTACACCGTGACTATACTAGGGAGAAATACTACTATAATGATGACGCAGTTAAAAAATTGTATAAAACCATTGACAAACGATCTAAAAAAGAGTATTCTGAAATACTACAAAATTTGGGAAATAAAGCTCCTAAGTCTTATAGTGATTTCCAGTCATTAAGTAGTTCTGAGAAAAAGTCACTGAGACATGATAATAGGATTGTCAGTTACTTTAAAGGTGACATACAAGAAAAGCTATCAGAAAAGCAGAAACAACAAGCGGTAGAGTCTTACTTTAATTTTAAAAAGAGCGGTATAACGTTTGGTGACCATGCGATAGCACGCTACGTAGAACGTATGAGACGCAAAGATGGTACTTTTACATACAACTACGACACCATAAAAACAGCCTTTTTTCTACCTCCTAACTATGTATCAGAGCAGAATGGCAGATATGCTAGATATTACAATGGTATTCTATACATCACAGAGCCTGATACAGATATTGTAGTAACCATGATGAAACGTAAAAAACTGAAAGGATTTAAGCCATTATGAAATACAGTCAACAAGTCTTAGATATGCTAGAGCAGGCAGTCAACGGTAAGATTGATAACTTTTGGGATTTTTCCTTTGAGTTTAATGCTTTTTTTGGAGAAGATGAGGCCTTTGCTGACGCTTGGGATAATGAGAACCATGAAATGTTTAACACTCTCAATGATGTTGAGTTGATGATGTTCTTAGAAGAGCATGACCCAAGTGATAAACAAGGCTTTATTAACTTCCTCAAGCCTTACTACGATAAGGCGAAACAATTAGTAAAACTTAGCGCTTAGTTCAATCTATGCGCTTTTATTATGCCCAAAAACAGGAGGAAAACATGAATAAACGCACCAAGAAAAAACGAAAATTGGAAACAGCAATTGTGATGCTTATCGCAGAGAATGCCATGCAAGCAGAAGCTCTTAGAAATCAAAACAAACAAATTACAGAGCTGAGAGCGATTATGCAACAAAACGCCCAAGCTACAAATAACGAGCTTACAACAGTTAAAGGCTTAGTTTATGGTAATCAAGCAGCTATTACAAACATTGCAATTGATGTTAACTACATCAAGAAAAATTATAAGCGCAAATGGGGACAACTCAGAAACTTATGTAGATGTTTACACTAAAGTTTCTAACAAGGTAATCGAAGATTAGGAGGTGGTCACTCATCTTGACTAGTAGGAACAGACTACTTAACACCGTTTGGAAGTCCAAGCGGTTTTTATTTTGCCCTGGATATGGCGTAAAAGTGTCTGTATCTCAGTCCCTCGTGACGTAAAACAAAGGAGTTAAGGTATGAGCCTTAAACGTGAGATGTTGGTTGCCGCAGGTATCACAGATAACAGTGTGCTGGATAATATCATGCAAGCGTACGGTGCAGGTATTGAAAACGCAAAAGCACAGGCTAAGTCAGAGTTACAGGCAGAAAACGACACCTTGAAACAACAGCTTGGGCAACAAAACCAAGCTATCAAGGATTTACAGGAAAAAGAGGGAGCAAGCGAGGAAAGCAAGCAACAACTGGCAGACCTACAAGCCCAATTTGACCAGTACAAGACTGATAGTGAGGCACAGCTTGCTCAGGTTACTAAAACTAACGCTGTAGCCCTTGCCTTGAAAGATGTGGGAGCTTACAACTCTGAGGACTTGATGAAGTTTATTGACCTAGACAAGATTGAACTAGGCGAAGACGGAAAACCTCTCTTAGAGGACACAATCAACAGCCTCAAGGAAACTAGCCCTTACTTATTCCAAGGCGAAGATAAGCAGCCTAACCCTAACATCTCTGTACCAGGTAACCCAGCGGCTGACAATGGGGACAACTTGAGTGCAGAGGACAAAGCCCTTTTTGCCGGCTTTGACAGCGTATAAAACCAAAAAAAGAAAAGAGGTAATTTTACATGGTAGTAAACTACGCAGCTAAATTTGATAACAAGGTTGATGAACGTTTTGCTAAAGAAGCTCTCTCTACTGGTATCATCAACCAAGATTTTGATTTCACAGGCGTTGACACGGTCAAGGTCTACTCAGTTCCAACATCTAAGATGAACGACTACACCACAAGCGGTGTCAATCGTTACGGCACAGCTGAGGAGCTTGGTAACACCGTTCAAACTATGGTACTCAAGAAAGACCGTTCTTTCACTTTCACCATTGATAAAAAATCAGAGCAAGACACTAACGGTGTCATGGAGGCTGGTAAAGCTCTTGCACGCCAACTGTCAGAGGTTGTTATCCCTGAGGTGGATACCTACCGCTTTGCGACAATCGTAGCAGGCGCTGACCCTGACCATATCACAACAGCAGCCGTGACCAAAGACAACGCCTATGAGGCAGTCCTTGACGGTCAAGTTAAGCTCACAGACGCTTTTATCCCAACTGCTGGGCGTGTCTTGCATGTATCGCCTAAGTTCTACAAACTTATTAAACTTGACCCAACCTTCGTAAAGAACTCTGACCTTGGTCAAGAAATCACTATCAAAGGTCAAGTAGGTATGATTGACGGCTTGCCAGTTGTTTTGACACCTACATCGCGCTTGCCAGAAAATGTAGAGTTTGTCATTGCTCACCCAGTGGCTACTACATCTCCTGTTAAGTTGGAAGACTACAAAATCCACGATAACCCACCAGGAATTAACGGCAAACTTGTTGAGGGTCGTATCCGTTATGACGCTTTTGTCCTTGACAACAAGAAAAAAGCTATCTACGTTCACAAATCAGCGTAAAAGGGGGCTAAATAATGGCTAAGAAGAAAACTGAGGAAACCACAGAGGAAGTGGTGGAAAAGCAAGAAACAACTGAGGAAACCACAGAGGAAGTGGTGGAAACAGTTTCTGTCAAAAAGTCAGTTACTTTGACCAAGGGCGGGGTGTCTTTCACCCTCTCTGACCCTATCATGATTTCAGCCTTTGAAAATCAAGGCTACGAAGTGGAGGAATAACAAAAAATGGCAAAATTCAAAGCAACATCAAACGTGGTCTTTGTCGTTGACGGCAAAGAGACGGTCTTTGATGAAAATGTTGAGTACGACATGAAAGTAAAGACGGCTGAGGAGCTAAACGCTAAGGGTCAACTCACTCACCCTGAACTCAGCCCATTCTTTGAACGTGTTGACAAGGAAGAAAAAGCAGCAAAGGCGGATAAGTAAACACCGCCTTTTTTAATTGGAGGTGGTTACTATCGCTTATTTAACCAAAGATGAATTTACTAAGGATTTTGGATTTGATGAAGTCAATGACTTTGAAAAACTACTAAAAAGGGCGGAGGTGTCTATCAACCTCTTTCTTAACGGTTTTTACGATTTTGTAGACTTTGAGAAAGAGATTGAGCACAGAAAGCAAGCTGTCAAGATGGCTACTGCTTTCCAAGTGGCTTATTTGGACGCTAGCTGTATTATGACGGCTGATGACAAACAGTCACTAGCCAGCGTATCGCTCGGGCGTACCTCTGTGAGTTACAAGGACACCTCTAAAACCTCTTTAGAGAGTGCTAGGTATAATTTATCACTTGACGCTCTGAACGTTCTGAAAGGGGCGGGATTTGGTTACAGAGGGGTAGGTTATGACAGGCATTGATAAACGGTTATTGGTCGATACTGTGACCATTAAAAAAACCACAGGAGAAAAAGACGCATGGGGTAAAGTTGTGTTAGAGAGCCCAGTCACGCTTAGTCCTGTTAGGTTTGATAGGCAGTATCAAGTACAAGGCACTCAGAACAACCGTAAAGAGGCTAAACCTAGCCTTTTGTTTGTTTATCCCCAATTTTGCCCAGTAGAGCTAGATGAGACTTTTGAGAATGCCATAATCAATGACGGACGCAGGGAGTACAGGGTTACTGCCATTACTCCTGTCAGCTATCCACATAATCAAAAAATCTTTTGCTATGAGGTGGACTGTATCTAATGGGAACTAGCGTATCTGTCAAGATTGACCTAAAAGGCATTGAGAAAAAAGTATCATCAACAGCCTTGGCTAAAGGTAAGCTAGCTATTGCTAGTCAGATGAAAATGGACAGCACGCCATTTATCCCACGCAAAAATGGAGAGCTCAGTGGAAGTGCCCAAGTTTCAAAAGACGGTATCCGCTACCCTGGACCGTATGCAAGAGCTCAGTTTTACGGCTCTAGCTACAACAAACACAGGAGCTTTACCTTTAAGCGTTACACAACCCCTGGAACTGGTAAGCATTGGGACTTAAAAGCCTCAGCACTCCACATTAAGGACTGGGGCAAGGTTGGTCTGAGAGCAATGGGAGTTAAAGCATGAACAACAACGATTTTTCAGAAGTCCTTAGAGATTTCATCAACACACTAAGTCTCCCTCTGACTTGTAGGCTTGATTACTTGTCAGAGGTTGAGGGCTTAGTCCTATATCCTTTACCTGGTGGCAAGGTTGAAAAAGAGTACATGAACGGTAAGCAGGATATTAGCCTTGTTTTTGAGGTGGCAATCAAAACGACTGACCACCAAAAAACAAGCTCTATTCTGTGGGCTATCAACAGTGCTCTTGCTGATTTCAACCTTGAACTACCTAGTCAAAACAATTCATATCAATTCAGAGGCCTTGAAGTCTCACAGCCATTCTTAAATGACCGTGATGACCAGGGCTTTTATGTTTATATGCTGGACATCACAGCACAACTTGAAACAAATGGAGGAAGATAAATGCCAAAAATGAAAAATGCCCTACGCAAGCATTACGTAGCACCTTGGACATCGAACAAAGCAGAGCCAAGTTCCGAAGATTGGAAATGGCTCGCGGACGGTGTTACAACAGCAGATATTGAAAATGACGAAGAAACAGATGATACGGCTTACTACGATGGTGACGGATCTAAAAAAACCACAGTAGTATCAGTTAAACATGGCTATTCTTTTGAAGGAGACTACATCCGCGAAGATGAAGCACAGAAAATCATTGCCGATATGCGCTTTAAAGTAGGCGATGGTCGAAATGTGTGGTTCAAGGTAGTTGAGTCAGATGGAAAGACCCAGTATGTAGGGCTTGCTACAGTATCTGACATTGAAATTGGGGGCGGAGAAGCTTCTGATTTCGAGGGATTCAAAGCGACAATTAGCTGGGACTCAGCACCGAAACAGTCCGCTGTAGTTGGTGGTTAAGATAACTTGGGGGAGTGTTGATGCTCCCCTTTTATTTTTTGATTAATAGGAGAAGAACAAAATGGTAGTAATTAAAAAGCGTAGTAATGTCATTCCTGTAGATTTTGGAGAATTTCAGCTTGAGTTTGCAGCCAACGATAAGAATATCCTGAATATGGAGGCAGTAGGTAAAAAACTCCAAGAGGAGGGGCAAAGAGTTTCTGAGATTGGAGATGAAAAAGCCTTTGAGGCACTACATGATATGGTAAAAGCATCTTGGGTAGACCTCTTTGACGAAGAAGCCTATGAGAAAGTCTATGCCTTCTCTGAGGAGACGACTACTGACGCTATGGCTTATTTACTTGAAGCTATCTCAGGAGTTGTAAAAGAATGGACACAACGTAACAACGGTGACGCTCTCAAGAAGTATCTAGGTGACTAATATGCTGGATTTATCAAGGAAATTGACAGATGAGTTAGTCCTTGGTGATGATGTGTACCCTATGAATATAGCTTTTAACAAGGTTTTGAAAGTCGTGGAGCTTATCAATGATGATGAGTTTGACGACATCTACAAGCCTTATCTAGCTATTCAGATGTTTACTTGTGTTGACTTTACAGAGGCTTTGACACCTGAGCAAGCAACAGCAATCTTTAAGCTGATTTTTGAGGAGCACATCAGAATTATTCCAGTAAAAGACAATGCACCTGTACTAGACCTAGCAGGCAATCCAATCAAGAGCAAGATACGCTCTCAAAGTCAGTCAGAAGACGGAGAGCGCCTGTTTAGTTTGAAGTATGACGCTGAGTACATCTATTCATCGTTCATGCAGGCTTACGGTATTGATTTGATTGACGCTCAGAACACGCTGCATTGGAAGAAATTCAATGCCCTACTCAATGGGCTACCTAGTGATACTAAGTTTGCTGAGGTTCTCAAAATACGCTCTTACAAGCCACAAAAAGGCGACAGTAAGAAGTACAAGGAGAGCATGAAACGGCTAAAAAAAGAGTATGCACTACCCAAAGATTTTGACTACTAATCAGGAAAGGAGAGAAAACTATGGCAGATGGTTCAGTTACTATTAAGGTTGACCTAGACGGCTCTAGCGCCCAATCAGGCGTTAGCAAACTTAAAACCTTGTTAGGTGGACTAGAAAGCACAGGCTCAAAAGTTGGGTCTGTTTTTAAGTCAGTTCTAGGAGCTAACCTGATTAGTTCTGCTCTCACTACTGGTATTGGAGTTGTCACTGGTGGTATCCGTGAAATGGCTGGAGAACTGAACAGCTCACAAAAGGCATGGAAGACCTTTGAGGGTAACCTACAAGCCTTTGGGCGTTCTCCCGAGGTCATCAAGGCAGCTAAGACTGAAATGCAAGACTTTGCCACCAAGACCATTTACTCAGCCTCTGATATGGCTAGTACTTACTCTCAACTTGATGCTGTAGGAACTAAAAATGTTGGTAGCTTGGTTAAGGCTTTTGGTGGACTTGCAGCCTCAGCAGAAAATCCAGCCCAAGCCATGAAATCTTTATCTACTCAGGCGACACAAATGGCAAGTAAGCCTAAGGTTGCCTGGATGGACTTTAAGATTATGATGGAACAAGCGCCCGCTGGTATGGCGGCAGTTGCCAAAGAGATGGGCATGTCTACGGCTGAACTGGTTTCAGCGGTTCAAGATGGTAAAGTCAAGACAGAAGATTTCTTTGACGCTATGAACCGTGCAGGTAACTCTGACGCTTTCCAAAAAATGGCTACTGAGTTCAAGACAGTTGACCAGGCAATAGATGGAGCAAAGGAGAGCCTAGCTAATAAGCTAATGCCTATGTTTGAACATCTCAACAAGTTTGGTATTAAGGTGGTCAATGCCCTATCAGACGCTTTGGAAAGCATAGATTTTGGCGGAATGGCTGACGGCCTAGGTAAATTCCTTGAGAGTATCAATTTAGAGGGTATTGTAGCTAAAGTTAGCGGTACTATCTCAAGCCTAGTGGGTAAGGTTAAGACCTTTTGGACTGCCTTTGCCAACACAGGAGCAGTATCTGCCTTTATTGGGGCTATTCAGAGTATCGCGGGAGCTATCGGTCACGTTTGGGAAAGTCTAACCGCCTCAAGCGTGCTGAACACTCTTGCTAGTGTCCTAGGCAACGTGGTCAAGTGGCTTTCACAGGCTGCAACCGTAGCAGCTAACTTTATCAGCTCACTACCTGCTGGAGCAATCCAGGCGATAGTGGGCGGTTTGGTTGGTTTAGTTGCTGGTTTCAAAGCCTTTAACTTTCTGAAATCCTTTAACCCATTCAGTCTATTCAAGAAAGGTGCAGAGGAAGCTGTAGACGTAGCTACAAACAGTGTTAAACGCTCAAAAAGTACCATTACTCAACTATTCAATGGACTGTCAAATGTCATTAAGTCACTAGGGACAGCTATAAAAGCTGCCGCAACTGGAATAGGTCAAGGGTTAAAAGCGGCACTATCAGGACTTGCTCCTGTTATCCGTGCCTTTGGCGCAGCCTTAAAAACAGCAGGAGTTGCAAATATTCTCGCCTTTGGTGGTGCTATTGCTATTGCAGCGGTTGGGATTGGTGCAGGAGTTGCAATTATAGCGGCTGGTTTTGCACTTTTGGCAACACAGAGCCAAGGCGTTTCAACTATCTTACAGGCGGTTGGTAGCGTCATTGTCAGCGTAGGAACAGCTATAGGTACAATCCTTAACTTAGCACTCCAAGGCTTGGCTAATGCTCTTGTCATTGTGGCACCAGTACTACCTACCATTGCCTCGGCTTTTGCTCAACTGTCACCGCTCATCACAGCGGCTGGCTCTGCAATCGCTACGGTAATCAACTCCTTTAGTAGCCTTGCCCCTGTAATAACCGCCCTAGGTTCTGCCCTAAGTCAGGTCATAGCGTCGATAAGCTCAGGAATAGCCCAAATTGCTACGGCAGTGACCCCTATTGTTGAGATTATTTCTAGCGCCTTTGTCCAAGTTGTAACCGTGGTATCTCAGGCAATCGTCCAAATCATTCAGGCACTAGCTCCATTCATTCCAGCTATTTCAGCAATGGTTCAGGCGGTCGCTCCTGTACTCCAATCCCTAGTAGAGGCGTTTAATAACCTCATCAGTCAAATCAGCCCTATCATTGATAGCTTGACCCAGCTATTCCAAACTTTTGGAGAGCAGGTCAGCTCAATTTTAGAAAGTGCTGGTAGCGTGGTAGAGAGTTTTGGCTCTGCTATCCGAAGTGTACTTGACGGGGTTGCTGGCATTTTTGAAAGTATGGGTAATGCGGCTAAGAACGCTGGTCAAGGCGTTAAGTTGATGGCTCAAGGTGTTAAAATGCTGGTAGACCTAAGGCTTGGAGATTTGGTAGGAACTTTAGCAGCCGTAGCAACTGGATTAGGGGCTGTTGCTAATTCAGGTATCGCCTCAGCCGGTCCAGGTTTGCAACAAGCAGGAAATGGCTTGAGACTTATAGCTATATCAGCTCAAACAGCTAGCTTAGCTATGCAAGCCTTACCTAGTGTTTTTAGCACGCTTAACTCAAGTATTGGTACACTACCTAGCGTAATGACTACAGCCAGTTCAGCTATGACTACCTTTGCAAGTGCCACTATTTCCTCTTTTGCAGGTTTAGTAGGTTCAACAGCTAGTATTTCAGCGTTACAAAGTCGAATTACAGCCTTGTCAATCTCAATGCTTATGGCTCAAGTTGGAGCCTCAACAATGTCAGCAGGTTTTTCATCAGTTTCATCAGTGCTTGGAATGCTTGGAGGAGTTCTAGGAGCAATAACTGGACAATTTACAGCAATAACTGCAGCGGCTATGATAGCTAGAACATCAATCATGCAACTAGCTACCTCAGTTCCTTTGGTTGCCTCAGGTTTTGCTAATATTTCAAGTGCTGCTACCTCAGCAATGAGTCAGCTTAACTTAGCTGTACGTTCAGCTATGGCACAAGCAGTAGCAACTATGACATCAAGCATGGCTCAAATGGTATCCGTGGTTCGTTCATCAGCCAGTCAGATGACACAAGCAGGACAACAAGCTGGGCGTGGAGTATCAGACGGTGTTACTAATGGTATACGTAGTGGAATTGGTTCAGCAACAGCTGCTATGTCAGCTATGGTAAATGCTATCCGCTCTACTGGGATGGCTGGTGCTAGTGCTATGCGTGGAGTTGGTGCAATGATTGGCCAAGGTTTGGCTCAAGGTATGTATTCAGCGCTGGGAGCAGTTACAGCTGCAGCTAATGCACTAGTTGCCCAAGCTGAGAGAGCAGCACAAGCTAAGGCTAAAATTCACTCACCGTCTCGACTCTTTAGGGACAATGTAGGCCGTTACATCGCCCAAGGTATTGCTGTAGGTATTGAGAAAAATACTTCTGATGTGACTGATAGCTTAGCGTATGTTCAGAAAGAGATGTCAGCCTTTAAATTTGAAGCCGAGGAGTTACTAGGCGTTGGTAATAGTAAGTTTACTAAGGTTGTTCAAATCAAAACAGAAATAGCACAAGCTGTTAAAGCAAAAGTTGAGATTACTAAACATAAATCAGATGAACTGATGAGCAAGGCACTTGATGTTGCTAAGAAAGCAACAGAACAACCTGTACATATTGATGTAAGTGGTGAAACAATTGCTACTGCATCAAAAAAAGAGACTTATAAAGTCCAAAAAGAAATGAAAGAGAATATAGATAGAATTGAGGGGCTATTTGATGAGTGAGTTAACAGTTAAATTTAATAGCATTGATTTGTCGAAACTGTTTAGGGTTATTGATATTGATAGAGCTGACCAGAATGAGATTGTTCTCACTGTAAAAATGAGGACATCAGATAGTCGCAGTATGCAACAAAACAAGCGAGAACTTCGCAAAATTTTGATGACAGATAGCTATTGTGAGCTCATCTTTAGTGATGAGCCTGAGCTATTCTATTATGCAAAAGTTGTTAGTCCATTTGATGAGTCTAATGGGATTTCTTGGTTTCAAGAGGTTACGATTAAATTTAAAACACTTGATGGCTATGCTTATAGCACAAGTTATGAGTATATACCAGATGACAAGATAACATCTGCTAACAATGTCATAATAATTGATTTTGATAATCAAGGTACTGCCACAGCTCTACCTATTATTGAGATGTTAAATACTGCAGAGAATGGATTTGTAGGGATTGCAAGAAATAATAGTAGTCTTGAAATTGGAAATGTTGAAGAGGTTGATACAGAACCGGTTCAGAAATCTGAAATAATGCATAACTTTCAGCAGTGGAAAACAAAAGAAATGTTAGAGGCAGGTGTACAAGGTGCAGGTGTTGCAAATGATAAATCACAATCACTGACGGGCGAAATTGGACTTATCAAAAGACCTATTGGTGGAGGCGGACTCGTAGATTGGTTATTTTTAACCAATCCTGGAGATACAAAAGGTCAGGTATTAAGCGGGCAATCACTAACATTAAGTGCAAAAGCTGACTCAAATGGTGAGGTAGGAACACTTTATGATTTCATTTATTGGAGGCAATTATTTCATACGTCAGCATTAACTCAGCAGTCAGCAATTAAGGTCTGTGTGTCAGATGCATCAGGAAATTTTTTATATGGATGCGAAACCATAAAAAGATCCAACTCAAATATGGCAGAATTTAATTGTATGATAGGCAACCCCAATACCCCTTTAGGTTATGATTTTGTTAAACGCTCAACTTTTCAGGCAAATCATATCTTGAGCCAAAATCCATTTATGAATACAAATGGTAATATGTCGATGTCTAGAAATAATGATGTCATTACATTTTTTGACAGAGGTTATCACAAAAGGCAGTCTGATTATTTAAAAGGGAAAAAGAGTGCAAAAGTACATATTTTCTTACTTAAATATGCTGGTAAAAATCAGGTTGCTGACATGTGTGTTGGAAATTTCTACTGGCAAAAGCATCATGTTCCTGGTATCTATGACATTCCTAATAGATATCCCATTTATACTCAAACTATCTTTAACAACGAAATAGGCAAAGTTACCGTCAATGGGATGCCTGAGCAAACTGTATTAGGTTCAGAATATATTAAATTGCCACCAGGTAAATCAACAATAAAGATACATTTTTCTAGCTTTATAGCATCATTGCCATCAATAAAAGTCAAGTATAGAAAGAGGTTTGGGTAGTGCAGATTACATTTTATGACAAAAATATGTTTGAAACTGCGGTTGCAGACAATGCATTGTTAAATGCTATTAAAATAAAAAAAGCATCCCTAACCTCATTATTTGAGGAGGCAACTCACCAAGTTGAATTTGAATTTTCAAAAGAGTTTGGTGAGTGGTGGGGTATCAGGGAAAATGGCTATCTAGCTTTTAAATTTAGAGGAAGATTTTTTAGATTTTCGATTGTTAAGTTCAAAGAGAACGCTAAAAATAAGACAATTGAAATTGTTGGTGACTATTTTAACTTGGAGATGTTAAATGAAAATTGCTCTACTTATGAGAAACAACCAGCTAGAACAATTGTGCAACACTTTACCGCAATGGAGATTTTGCCTTATGCCAATTTTGAAATTGGAGTAAATGAACTGGCAAGTAGCACAAGAACTTTGACATATACAGGTGATGAGGTCAAATATAAAAGGCTCATATCGATCATTAATAACTTTGGTGGCGAATGTGAGTTTGAAATTAGGCAGAAAGCAAATGGTCAATTTGACAAGCTTGTGCTCAATATTTATAGAGCAAATGATGGTATTAATTACCAAGGTGTTGGACGAAATAGACGAGATTTTGAAATAACTATTGACAATTCAAATGATGTTAGCCGAACAGTTGACTCAACAGCAATCAAGACATCAATAGAGCCTATTGGAAGGGATGGTTTAAGAATTGGTAATAGAGGTACAATTTGGAAGAATAGTGAAGGGCAAGTTGAATTTTATCAAAAAAATAATAGAATTTATGCCCCACTGGCTGCCGAAGAAATGCCAAGGGTTTTAGAGTCTGATAAGTTTTTACTTTGGAAATTACAAGTTGATACTGATACTATACCAAAACTAGAAGCCGAAGGGCTAAAATGGCTCAGAAATGTTTGTTATGCAAAAGAAATCATTGAAGTCTCAGGCTCATTTGATGTAGAAGTTGGCGACACAGTCATACTTAATCACAAAGGTATAGGAAGATACGGCATATTGGGTTCACTTAGAGTTATGAAAGTTACTTGGGATTTACTAACAGAAACAAGCGAAGTAACATTTGCTAACTTTAAACGTTTAGCATCTAAGATTTCTGCTCAGGGTCTAGCTTTGCAAAATAGCATCGAAAGTCCAGCGAGCTATGATATTACATTTAACACAACAGCTGGAACTGTGTTTAAAAATAATACAGGCTCATCAAATGTATCGTTTAATTTCAGCAAAAATGGAGCCCAGACGGCCGTTTTAGGTCAAAGATGGTATAAAGGAACCCAACTGTTATCAAATGGCTTAGAAGTGATGATAAAGCCTAATATGCTTACTGAGGGAAAACTCAATTTGAGGCTTGAGGTTGATGTCACATCTGCAATTACATTTAGCAAAGAATTAACTTTTATCAATGTAAATGATGGTGTTAATGGCTCTGACGGTCGTGGTATCACATCGACAGAAGATTATTACATGGTTTCAGCTAACAAGATGGATATCACATCTGCAACATCTGGATGGATTAAAGATATACCTCAAATTGCAACTCCTGCAAATAAATATCATTGGCACTATCATGTTGATGTTTATACAGATGGAACAAGAAAAGAAACAGTACCAGCAATTATTGGTATTTATGGTTCAAAGGGTTCTGATGGTGCTACATCATGGACAGCGTGGGCCAATTCGAAAGATGGAAAAGTTGACTTTAGTATTACTGAAGCTAAAAATAGAAGATTTATCGGTACTTATACTGGATTAACGCAATCAACAAATTATCTTGACTACAAGTGGATTGATATGTCTGCTAATGTTGTCATTGGTACTCAAAATTTACTTGATGGTACAAAATCATTTTCTGGAAGTTGGTTTACCGAAGGTACAATATTTGAGACTACAAAAATCAGCGAATATCCATTTGAATTTAAGAAATGGAAGTCTGGAAATAAGGTTAGTCACACTATCGAGTTTGATGTTAAAGCTGGTGTAACATACACTTTTACAGCTGCTATAGCAAGAGAAAATGCTGGAAGATTGTACTTCTATTTGTATGACTTGTTTGCAAACCATATCACAAGTAACACACCTCGTGAGACGATAATTGAAAATGTCACTACAGATATCCAGATGTTTAAAGTTACATTTGTACCGCTCAGAGACGGTAAAATAAAACCACGCTTTGCCATGCTTGCCAGTGATGCAGGTTGGTTTATGACTGGTGGATATATGCTTGTCAAAGGTAATAAATCTGGAGATTGGCAAGAGTCCGAAGTTGATAGAATAAACAATCTCGACACAAAAGCTGATCAAGAATTAACCCAAGCACAAATTCTAGCTCTTGAAGAAAGAACTGCTATAGCAAGAGAAAATGCAATTGCTGAGGCTATGCAGAATACACTCAGTGAAGTTGAAACTAAGTGGAAGCTTTGGTATGACTTAAATACGATAGACGAAAAGCAAAAAGTTGCAAACAACATCGCTCAATTGTTTGATCGTACAACTGAGTTTAAACAACTATTAGGTGAGGCAAGTGCAAGATTTAGCTTTATCAACAATGAAACGTTGATTGGTGAAGAGGGCGTTGCTATCGGTGACAAAGGCGGAAAAGCAAAGTTATTTCTATCAAATGACAGCATTTCATTTGTGACAAATGGTGTTGCTCAGATGACATTGACAGGTGATACCTTAACGATAAAAAATGGACTGTTTACAGAGCGTATACAAATTGGAAATTTTGTTGAAGAAGTCTATGACAGAAATCCATTATTTAATGTTATCAGAGCAATTAGAAATAGTTAGGAGGTGAGACATGGGAACTGCTACATATAGTAGGTCGTGGGGGAATAACCTGACACTTGAAATATTGTCTGCTTGGAATAAGCCAAATATCGCAAGTAATACAAGCACAGTCAATGTACAAGTTTTTTTAAAAATGTCTAGTTATGGCTATATTTCAATAGGTGAAACTAGACCTTTAAAAATAACAGTTGATGGTAGAGCTGAGACCATCAATGTTAATCCATCGATAAATTACGGACAGAGAAAACTATTATTTGCTAAAGATTACATTGTTAATCATAATTCAGATGGAAATAAACCACTATTCAATATTTCAGCATATTATCCAATAAACTTTAGCAATTATGGTGAAGCGACTGCAAATCAGTCTATCTCGCTACCTAAAATTAATAGACTTAGTGTATCAAGTGCTATTAGTGGTGTGCTAGGTAATGCAGTAACTATCACAATCAATAGATATTCAACGTCATTTACTCACAATTTGAAATATGATTTTAAGGGTAGTACAGGTACTATCGCAACTGGCGTTGGTACTAGCTATTTGTGGACTATACCGCCAACGTTTGCTAATTTACTGCCTAATGAATTAACTGGTACAGGTAATCTGATTGTTGAGACGATGGATGGATCAGCAAAGATTGGTGAGACAAAATATACTTTATCAATAACAATACCTAATACAGCTACTTATAAGCCAAAATTGTCAAGTATCACTCTATCTGATACAAATACTTTAACTAGTAGCATTGTTAGTGGAAACAATTTTGTTAGGATTATAAGTAAAGTTAAAGTTGATTTTGGCTCAGCTATTGGAAACAACGGTTCAACAATAACAAGTTATAATGCTGAAATTGTCGGGAAAAGTAACTCAATTATCGGTAATGGTAGCGTATTTGATAAATTGGACTTTTTTGGTTCAGCAACAATCAGAGCAACGGTAACTGATAGCAGAGGTCTAACATCAGAACCAGTTGACACAAAAATTAATGTCATTGATTATTTTTTACCAATTGTTACAAGTGCAAAAGTAGTCAGGTCTCAGCAAAATCCTGACATTTTACAAGTCTTGCCATTTGTTAAGATTGCACCAATTATAGTTGGTGGAATACAAAAAAACCAACTCAAAATGTCGGTATCTGTTGCGCCATACAATACTGGTATCTATGCAGTTGATAGTGGCGCAGCTACAAATACCTGGTCAACAATTTCCCAAATGTCAGGCGCCCCTTTAAATCTTGGCGGCACTTATGACAAATCAAAATCTTGGCTTGTTAAAGTATCTGTCAGTGATAGTTTAATGTCAGCAATCCCTATTACTCAAACGATTTCTAGTGAGTTTGTACTTGTAACTAAAGCACCTTCTGGTGTTGCATTTGGGAAAATTTGGGAACATGGCATTATTGATGCCAAAGGCGATGTTTATGTTGACGGTACTATTTATTGTGGCGATAAGCCAATCCAACAAAAACAACTTGCTCTTAACAATGGTGGTTCTTTTAGACATGATGACACTGACCTAAATAGCTTGCAAGACACAGGTTTTTATTGTGTATTTAGAGGTGCTAATAGACCTGTAGGGGCAGGTCCTGGGTACGTAACAGTTGTAAGACACCAGACGGCAAACTATGCTTATCAACAATTTTACGACCGTACAAATAAAACTATATTTACCAGAGTATTGGAAAATGGGGTTTGGAGCGGTTGGAGTGAGTATGTTAAAAAAGATAGCTTGCCTACAACGATAGACTCTGGTTGGCAGTCAATCGGCAATGGTTTTAGTTATAGGCAGACAGGCAGTACAGTCACAGTTAAGTACAACTTTGCGACGAATGGCATAGATAAGTTGACGGTTGGCTCTATGCCTACGAATTTGATACCTAGCGACATGATGTTTGCAGTAACGGCTTGGACTATACAACTCAATGTTTTAAATGTTCAAGTGAGCGCAGACGGTCGTATTCTGTGGTTTAATCCGTCAAAATGGACTGTTAACGTAAAAGGTCAAATTCAGTGGACAATTTAAAGGAGGAAAACTATTGGAAATTTTAAACAAATATCCTGTAATGTTAGAAGATAAAAGCATTGCAAAAGTTAATGCAATTGTGGCAGTTGATTTACCTCACGTAAGAGGTAACTTAACTTTTGACTTACCAGTTGACTTTGATAATAAATCTTTTGCAGAAACGCTTGAAAAGTGTGAGCAGATATTTTACGACGAGAAATACAAAGATAAAGCTCAGTCTGAAAAAATGACTGAACTAAGTACATCAACATCAACAGGCACACAAACACTTATCAATCTGATAAGTACGCTTTACGCAAAAGAGGTTTTAAAAGATGAAGATCTTATTGCTATTGGTTAGAATTTTTTTACAGGAAGAAGGGATAGATATGATGATTAAATTATTTGCGATTGACTTATATTATGGACGTATGGCTTGGTCAAGTTTTGTTAAAAAGGGATTTTCAGAGTTTATTAATAACAAAACAAAAGAGCAACTTGCAATTATGTGCGATGAAGAATTACTTGCTGAAATTTTAGCAAGTTAGTGAGGTAGTCGGATGACAGTAGAACAAGCAGAAAGAATCGCTCAATCACAATTTGTGTGGGCTATTCTCTTTATCTTGCTTTTTATGATTGTGGTTGGTTATCTGGTGCGAACGTCTGATAAGCGTGAGAAAAAGCTAATGGATTTCCATGACCAATCAAAATCAGAATCTAACAAACGTGAAGAGTGGCTCAAAGGTCACTTAGATAAAAATACAGAACAGTTACAGGACATTTCTCAGACCATTGGTGTTGTCCAAAAGGAGATGTCTTATATGAGTGACCGCATTGGTCGTCTAGAAAAAGAGGAGAAATAACATGATTAATTGGAAAGTAAGAATTAAAAACAAAGCATTTTGGTCAGCAATTATTCCAGCAATATTTTTAGTTGTACAAGCAGTTGCAAATGTTTTTGGTTATACACTTGAACTTAGTGATTTAGGTAATAAATTGTTAGTAGTTGTTAATAGTGTGTTTTCAGTACTTGTTATTGCAGGTATTGTTACAGACCCTACTACACAAGGAGTATCAGATAGCAGCCGTGCGCTATCCTACACAGAGCCAAAATAATAGGAGGATAAAATGAAAGCAATCACGAAAATAGCATTAGTACTAGTAATAGCAATATTATATATTCCGTTGTCAGTGATTGCTTTTTTTATTTATCCGTTTTATTTGATTTTTGAAAAGGAGGGATAAATGGCTACATACCAAGAATATAAAAGTCGTTCAAATGGCAACGCTTATGATATTGATGGATCGTTTGGTGCGCAATGTTGGGATGGCTACGCAGATTACTGTAAGTATCTAGGACTGCCATACGCAAACTGTACAAATACAGGATACGCAAGGGATATATGGGAGCAACGTCACGAAAATGGTATTTTAAACTACTTTGATGAAGTAGAGACTATGCAAGAAGGCGATGTCGCAATTTTTATGGTAGTTGCAGATGTTGTACCTTATAGTCATGTTGCTATATATGATAGTGATGCTGGTGGTGGTTACGGATGGTTTTTTGGTCAAAATCAAGGTGGAGCAAACGGAGCATATAATTTAGTAAAAATACCATATTCAGCGACTTATCCTACTGCATTTAGACCAAAAGTTTTTAAAAATGCAGTTACTGTTACAGGTAATACTGGATTGAACAAAGGTGATTATTTTATCGATGTATCAGCTTATCAGCAAGCAGATTTAACAACGACTTGTCAGCAGGCAGGTACTACAAAAACGATTATCAAGGTATCGGAGTCAATAGCGTGGCTATCTGACAGACATCAACAACAAGCAAACACAAGCGACCCAATTGGCTATTACCACTTTGGACGTTTTGGCGGTGATAGTGCTTTAGCGCAACGAGAAGCAGACTTATTTTTGTCTAACTTACCAAGCAAAAAAGTATCATACTTAGTCATTGACTATGAAGATTCCGCAAGCGCAGACAAGCAAGCTAACACAAATGCAGTTATTGCATTTATGGATAAAATCGCTAGCGCTGGTTACAAGCCTGTTTACTACAGCTATAAGCCATTTACACTTAATAATGTTGATTATCAGCAGATTATTGCTAAATACCCAAATAGTATTTGGATTGCAGGCTATCCCGATTACGAGGTGCGCTCTGAACCACTGTGGGACTATTTTCCATCTATGGACGGCGTGCGCTGGTGGCAATTTACAAGTGTAGGAGTAGCAGGTGGTTTAGATAAAAATATTGTATTATTAGCAGATGATAGTAGCAAAGTTGATATACCT